CATGTAACTCGTGTTCAGAATGCCAGATATGTTCTAGTGTCTCTATTGTATCAACAAATAAAGCTAATTCACGTTCAGCCTCAGTTTTAGGTGATTCTTTTATATCTAAACCTTCTCCGTATTTACTCTGTAGGATTTCTTTCATTTAAATTTAGATAGTAATTTAGAATTATTTATAGGATTATGTTCTGCTCTGCTATCCCATTTTGTAGTAAAGAATTGATGAGCTAATTGTTCTTTACGTGTGGATTCAGCGCTTTGTTCGGGGGTTTTACGCGTAGCAGCGCCGGCAAAATGATAAAAATTAACGTATACGCGCTTCATAGTATACCCAACGTATTCACATTTAAGGAAAAAATCCCAATCAACTACGTGAGGTGAGGGATACATAATGTCCCACCCACCAACTGCTAAGTAATCGTATTTATTCATCATAAATGGTAGGGTTGAACCACTTAATTCTGCTTGTTTGTATTGTGTATCTTCAAAATCCCAATATGCCTTTAAATCAAATTCCTCAGGTGATTTACCTAAATCTTTAATTATAAACTGAGAGAACATGGATGGGTTTGGTTCAATTTGATTAGCTGATACTACAACACCTTGTTGTTTGAATTGAGTTAATTTATAATCCCAATTACGTGGGAATACATTATCATCATTAACTACTAAAATATAATCGTTAGTAGCATTATAAACACCCCAATTTGTAGCTACCGATAACCCCTTATTCAAACCTAAGTCTAAAACATTTACCTTAGGGTATTTGTCTAGTATTGGTTTGTTTAATTCATAAAAACCATCTACAACAACTATAATTTCGTTATTATTCACTTGCCCTTCAAATGCTGATTTGAGGCATAAATCTAGGTGTTCAGGTTCTTTATATGTAGGGATTATAACGGAAATCATTTCAATACTCCTGTTTCAATTTTATGGTAACGTTCGTTTTGTTTTTCTTGTCTGTTGATAGTTTTATTATGGGTAATACTAAATCTTTCATCTAGAGGCAATTTAGCAAAGGTTTTATAACCTTCAACCATACCATGAACTATATGACCTGACCATTGGATTTTAGGGTCATTTTTGTAAATGCGTTTTTGAGCGTCAGGCCAATTTACCCAACCCTTTTCATTTACATTCCATCTCCATTTATCAATGTGTTCTTGAGTTAAACCTTCAACTAGATTTTTACGGGGTGTAATTAATAAATCAATACCTTTATTAGCCTCTAATAGTGAAGGTAAGTAGGCCATAAGTGATTCATTAGGTACTTCGTCAGCATCTAGTTGGAAAATATAATCTCCTGTACATTTACTATTTAAGAAATTTTTATTATCTAGGAAGTTTTGTTGAAAATCAAATGGGTAAGAATCTACTGAAATATAATTCTTTAATATATTCATTACTTCATCAGTAACTCTATTTTGATCATAAACTACTATAATTTCATCTTCGGGTTGTTTACGATCTATGATAAATTCAATAAGATTTTTGATTTCTTCGTGTTCATTACACACGGTTAATCCATAACTAATTTTCATATAATCCTAATTTTCAAATACTCCTATATAATCTAGTGCTTCAATAAAATCATTCTCATCAAAATGTTTTATGGTAGTCATATCCATTTTGAATTCATAATCTTTACCTTTAGCTTTAAATGCTTCTTTTTCTTCTTCAGGCATTGGAACTGCTTTAACAGCAGCCCAACTCCATTTTTCAGCACTTTGACCTTCAGCAAATACCATACCTTTATTAGGTAAATTAACTGTGTTAGGCATCCAGATTAAACCTGTTTTCTCGTCTTCACCACACAATTCTTTATATAAATTAGGTAACAATGGGAATTGTTCTTCCCAAAATTGCTCACCTTGTTTCATTAACGAATTTGTAATAAAACCACAACCATAACACATATGGTTTTTAATCTCGTGATTTACTTCTTGAACGTAACAAGCATCACTGCCACAACGATCACATATTGTTAAATTGTCTACACTCATAATGTTGGTAAATTTAATTCTGGTAGGGTTAATTCTATTTGAGATGGGAAATCTGGTATGTTTGTTTTTAGCATAGATTCCAATGTAACATACATTTTATTCCAATCAAAGTTTGTTTTGCTATAATGTGCCTGACGTTTACCTAATTCACTATGTTTCTTATAATTTTCAAATACTGATTTAAGTGATTTGGTAATTTCTCCATGATTAGGGGCAAACCATTGGCTCTCTTTCATTAACATAGGGTTAGCAGTACTAGGATGGACGTTTTCTAAATTACCTCCAATTAAAGTAGTAAATTCTGGATTTAAATAATCCATATGACCACTCCAAGCTGTTGCAACTAATGGTTTTTTAGTTAATGTAAACTCTAATAGGGGTCTACCAAAACCTTCACCTTTAGTTAAACTAACCATTGCTTTAACTTTAGAATGATTATATAATGAATTCATTTCCTCATCAGTAAAATCACCATGTAGTAAATAAACATTTGGTAATTTACCCTCACAACTATTTCTAATAAAAGCAATTTTTCTTAAAATGTCATCTCTATCTATGTAAGAACTATTAGCGCCAGAGGTTTTTAGGATTAATGCTGGTTGTTTAGATTTGTTTTTAAATGTTTCAAAAAACGCTTTAACTAATAAACCAACATTTTTTCTGTCGTGTCCCAATTCTCCTTGTAACCAATGTCCTACAAATAGGAAAGCAAATGACTCTTTAATATTAAAATCAATCATACAAGGTTTACTATCAGGAAAGTATGTATCTAAATTAGCCCCCTCAAATAACACCTCTATAGGTTTTTCAACTCTAACTTCTTGTTTAGTTTGTGGGTGTTGGTAAACTGAATTTAGGAATGATTGTTTAGAATGCTCTGATGATACAATGTTTAAATCCATTCTATTCATACCTTCAACCCAATTAGCAGGGACTAATGTAGTTTCAATACCTGCTGTAAAACCTATATTGTATTTACCCATAGGTTTAAATTCGTTTGGTACAGTGATTTGAGCCCAAATCTCAGGTTGGTCAGCTAGATTAGTATCTAAAACGTGTTCGTATAAAAATTCCCATTCAGGGTTTTCTTTACAAAATCCAAATCGAGTATTACCCCAAGGTTGAGATATAAGTTTAACTCGGTATTTATTAGTTTCTATAATAGCTTTAACTACGTCTCGGCTACGAGCTCCATAACCTGAGTAGGTATCAAATGGGCAACTTATTAAAAATAACGGTTTCATTAATATAATAATTTATGTGGTATAGTTTCTACTTTAAATTCATTAGTATTAATAAATTCAAATTTACTTCTAGGTGTAAAAACTTCTAATGTTTTATCTATGTTCTCAATTACACGTTGTGCTTGGTGTTCGGATGTAAATCCAGCTTCATCTCCTATAACCCATTTATAACCAGCCATACCTGTTTTTTTACGTTCTTCAGGTGACATTTTATAAATTTCCATAATTTGTTCAGCAGCATCCTCAGATGTACAAACATCATCCCAAATATATGGAGTTTTAGGTGAACCCTTTAATGTACGAGCTGATGGGTATACTGGAAATGCCCATTCACCATGTTTTCTGTATTTACCTGTATGATTAGATGGGAAATCTGAGTTAAAATCAATCCAGTCACCATTTTCGTCCTCAAAACGCATTTGGTCCTGCATACCACCTGTTACATTAGCAATAATAGGAGTACCTGTTAGTAATGCTTCAGTTAACGATAAACCCCAACCCTCATTTGATGTTAATAAAATTTGAGCATCAGCTAAATTATATAAGTAATTTAGATGTTTAGCTGATAGTTTTTGGGTAGAAAATTTAATATGGGGGCTGTTTTCTCCAAAAATAACATTAGCTACTGCTTGTAAATCAGTACCATGATCGCTTACTAATTCAGTGTGTAATACGAATACACATTTATCAGCTTTTTCCTTTGGTAATTGATCTAGAAAATATTTCCAGGCCAACATTGTATCTGGGATTTGTTTACGTCTAATATTACGTGAATTAAAGAATAAAACAAAATCTTTATCCTCTACACCAGCTTGTTTTTTAAATGTAGCATATTCTAAATCCTCTACTTTAATAGGATAGAAATTACTAGTATTCATTCCGTGTGGGACGTAATCAATAATTTTTGTTTTAGCTTTATCACCTAAAACCATTTTATTGATGTTCACTGTTTGTTTTGAAATACCTAATAATGTATCAACCGATTCATAGAACCCTTTATTATACATTGGAGCAGGTAAATCATCCCAGATGTTTAGGTAAATAATAGGGACTTTCTGTCTAACTTCATTCTCAATTTGGAATAACCATTCAAAATAACGTGGATCCGTAATTAAAAATATAGCATCGATTTTACGTTGTTCCATTAATTGGCGTAGTAACCTAGGATCACCATAACCATTATTAGGTTGAATTAATACTTCAGCATCAGTAATACCAGCAAGTTTATTAATTTCCTCGGATAAATCAAATATTTTACCCTGATCTGGGTGTTGCATTGCCGCTCCTACATTATACCAATTGTAACGATGAGCAGTGTGTAAAACTATTTCTTTACCTACATTACCAACACCTGAGGTGAAACGGATATCATCTGTGAGCAACAGAATATTTTTTCGTTGCTCTTTTGGAATATAACCTTCTTTCATTTACTTAAAGTTCTAAGTTGTTGTGATTGTTGATTTGTTTTCTAAAATCTTCATCTGTAAGATACAAATGAATAGCGCGGTCGGCAAGTTTCTGGAATGAGAACTTACGCTTTACACATTCAATTTTAAATTCATTGAATAAATCGCTTTTAATTTTAACACTTGTAAGTGTTTTGTCTGTAGTAGCCATAACGTTATTTATTATATTTTTATATACGTATATTGAAATTATGTAAAAACAATATACTCACTAGAAACTAGATTATCTATCCAATCTTGAGCTAATGTTTCGAAAACTGTTGCAGTAGAATCTGTTTTAATAATATCAAGTTTAATATAGTCTGTGGGTTGTACTTTTTTAAAGTATAAACACATATAACCTACCCCAACATCTTCTTTTTTACCATTAATATCTAAAATGTATTTTTGTGGAACTTCACTCACATTATTATTAGCAATAACTAGGAAATATTCATCTCTGTTATTTCTATTAGATAAAACTGCTACTTGTTGAACATAATCTTTATCTGGGTTTGCTGTATCACTTAATGAGAGTTTATCACTATTAAGTAATGAAATAGCAACAAATTCATTTCTTTCCCCCTGTCTATAGGCTCCTAAATAATTTTGGAATCTATTATATAGATACATTTCTGAGGCTATACCTCCTATGTGTTTACTAGTATATTCAGTATACTCTTCTACTGTATCTGGAATTTGGGCTATGTTTATAAAACTATCTACTTCTGAATAGTAGAATAACATTGATACTCCTCTGTGTCCTGGGGATAGATTGTATATATCAAGGTATCCTAAATATCCTTTATTTTCTTTAGGGAAATTTACTAAGGTATTTACATCTTCATCACTAATAACACAGTCATATTCAATATGGTAAAAGTATTTTTTACCTAATGATTTAGCAAAATGAACTGCGTTTTTTACATTTTTTAATGCTGTATATGAGTGAGCGGATAATGGAGTTTTAATTTGGATTTCTATATGTTTGTTTTTCCAAAAATAAAAGTCTGTATGACTTTTAATCATAGGATTGTCTTTATCAAACACATAATAATCTACTAAATCTAATACTTCAGGAGATACTCTAGTATGACTAGAGATCATAATATCAATTCCAGTTTTTTTTAATTGTTTAATACAATCTATTAAAATGTCTTCTTTAGCCTTATTATCAATATGGGAATTGATTACAATAACATGGTCTTTCATATCTATGATGTTGATTTGCATAAATGGGTTTTAAAATAAGGACACCATTTACAATTATTATTAGGAATTTCAGGCATATCTTTTTCATTAAACCCTTCAGAAGTAAAACAATTATCTATAAATTCATTTAAAGATTTAGTTGCTCTATTAATTGAAGTTTTACCTGATGGAGGTCTGAATTGTTGGATGCGTTTAATTACATAATCATCTGATTCATATAATTTACGTTTTACTATAAAGAATTCAATATCAATATTATCAATTGGGACATTATATTGTTCCGCAAAGAACTTTTTATATAATACTAATTGATGTTGTTTTGATTTATCTTTTTTAGCTTTATCGTTCCAACCACGTGTTGAGGTTTTTATATCGATTATAATGAACTTTTCTGTGTTCTCATTATATAGCACGACATCAAGGAAGCCCATGTATTTAACGCGTGGTAAATGCGGATTAGGCGCCAATACAATTGGTACCTCACAACCTACTAACCACCAACCACGTTTTGAGAAATATTTACTTCTATTCTTTTTAACGTAATTTATAATTTCAACTCCGTCGGAATAGAATTCTCGAAGTGTTTGCGCGTCAGTAAAATGCTCGTTTTTATTCTGTTTATAAGCTTCAGCATAACAATCTCTTAATCTGGTTTCAAAATCAGTTTCTAAATCCAAAGCATCAGCCTTAACTGCGCTTTGATTATACATAACGTCAAGATACATCTGGAGTGTCTCGTGTAGAGCAGTTCCAAATGTCATATGAATACTTTGTTCTCTTACTTTATGACCATCCCTGTATTGCAGCGCCCACTTTCGTGGACACTGCGTATACATTGACAATTGCGAATATGAGATGTTTTTCTCATAGGCAAAATTCACTTCTTGAGGGGTAGTATTTTGAATTTCCCTAACTATTTTAGGTGGTTTTTTCAACTTGTTCTTTATTTAGAGTTCTAGTATAACCTTCTTGGTCATGTATAACTGTAACTTTGTTTATTAATATACTATCTTTTTGGCTGGACTCCAAAATTGGATTAATTTTCTTTAGAAAGAAAGCATCTCCAGCATCTTTTTCATTATAAAAATATAAAGGATCTCTTCTTCTTAGAGGGATGACTCTATAATTAATACAAGTAGTAGAGTTTATAGTACTAGCTGCTAGAGCTCTTTGTTTTATATATAACTCTTTTGAATTTATAGGGGGTAATTCCCTCCCATTATAATGAATACCTTTTGTATATAAAAATAAAGCATTTGTATCTTCTATCCCCTTAGCTATAACTTCTAAATGGTTGTTTTCCCAAATTTCATCATGATCTAAATGACATACATAATCATACCCGGTATTTACAGCTAATTCTATACCTATTGTTGATGCTGTTGAACCCCCTGAGTGCCATAAATTAACTCCCCCGTGAGGATATCGTTGTCTTTCTGGTGATATAGGGAGATTTAATGAAACTATTTTACTTTCTGGGATTAGGGATGTTAATTTGATAAATTCATTGTTATCTTTATAATTATCTCCTATTAAAAATAATTTCCAATTATTATAACTTTGATTTAAAACACATTTAAGTGCCCTAGTTAAAAGTTCAGGGGTCTTACCATCAGGGCGTTGATAGGTAGAAATAACTATTCCTAATTTAATATTTTGAGACATATTTAAAGGTGTTCAGCGTAATTATGATTTTTGAATTTAGATTCATCTAAAGAAGTAAAATCTATTTCATAAAATATTTTACCATTTATTAATACTTTTAATGAATTAACCTTTTGATATTCCATTAGAGGGGTATGAAACCAATAGTTAGGGGTTGATGGTAAATCTAATTTTTGGTATTTATTATTAACTATTAATTCAACTTTAGGATTTGGGATTGTCGAATCATTCCTTCTAACTAAAAATCTTAATTCATCCCCATTAGAATCATAATAAGGCACATACCAATTATCATTTGAACGATGAACTAGAGCTGTTTGGATAGATTTGGAATTTAATAAAGAATTACTTTTATAATAAATTTTATTCCCATTTTCAACTTCTGCTAAGTGTCTTAAAATTTCAGGTATATTTTTACCTTTTTTATAGTAATAATCCATTATATCATCTTCATTATAAATTTGGAAGATGGGAATTAAAGAAGATAAATTAAAACTTTCAACCATACCTGAAATGTGTTTAAGGTTAAAGGGGGGTTGTAGGTTTTCTGAGCTATAAAATATAGTATCGTATTCGTTTAGTAGTTCGCTATTATCTTTAAATTCATTAAGATCATTAACTATAGTATCATATTCTATCTTATGTATTTTTTTATATCCTAGAGATTTGGCGAGATTAAATGCTGTTATCTGTAGTTTCCATACTGCTAACATAGTATTTTGGTTTCCTACATATTGAGTATTTATTTTATAATTATCAGTTAATTTTACCCATAATGTTGCTCTATATTCATCACCTGTTAGTATATTATTTTCTTTATCATATATAACATAATCTACTTTATCACAAATGTCTTTAGGTACATATGAATGAGAAGAAATCATTATATCAAAATCTTTATTTAAATTTGATATATTATCTACTAAACCCCTCAACATATCTTCTTGTTTTAATGTAGGGTGGTATGAAGTAATAACTATTAAATCATTCATTTATTTTATCTTTTTAGAAGGTATACCCACATACACCCCAGATTCTTTAATAGATTTAACAACACATGAATTCATTCCAATAGTAGATAGGTTATGGATTGATAGTTTTTCTCTAATTGAGGAATTAGTACCCATATAAACACAATCATTTACAGTAACATTTCCTGATATTATAGAATTAGGCATCATACTAAAATAATCCCCAACTCTACAATCATGTCCAATATGATTACCTCTATTTAATATGGCATGTTTACCTAATTTAATATTAGTAGTTAGAATTGAATTAGCACCAATAAAACTACCTTCCCCTACTTCAATATTATCATCCATAATTTGGGCTGATGGGTGGATGAAGGTAAAATATTTAGTTTCTTTAGGCAATCTATCTACAATAGCTTTTCTATCACGAGAATCAGCTACAGCAACCATCATCATATATTCTTCAGGATTAAAAGTTGAGATAGGTTTTGATATTTCATTTGTATAATTATCATCTACAAAAAATGTTATTTCTTGATCAATTTGACATGCTACTTCTCGAGCATGGCCCCCACATCCAAATAATGCTAGTTTCATATTACCCAATAATCTAAATCAAGCCATTCATCCCCAACATTATGAGCATTTATAGAAGGTTGTATAGTTCCTATTTTTTTACTTTCGTTTTTAATAATTTCAAAGATATCTTCTAATGTATTATAATATATAAAATTGGGAAATTCTATTCTTTGTATATTATTAAAATTAGAGGGTTTAAAAATTGTTTTTCTTCCCATTAAACCTAACTCAATTACAGTTGATAACCCATTTCCTGTAAGATTTAAATTTAGAAAACATTTATCATAAAATTGGGATTTGAGATTGGAAATATTATAATAATCTTTTATGTTTTGGTGAGATGTTGTAATTATCTCATAATCAATTTGTTTTTGTATTTCATTTACTAATGGATCATTTTTATCCCAGCCATTTTTAAATCCGCTATAAAAATAAATTTTATCACCTAAAATGTTAGGAGTAAACATATTATAATCCTTAATTTCAGGAGTTAAACTTTTTCTAGGGACACCTTTAGGGAGGTTATAATTATCAGAACAAATAAAAAAAGTATTTTGGTAATTATCAATGTTGGGGTAATCATCAGGAGTTGCTGGGAGAATAATTTTAACACCTTGATGGTGATTTATCAAATTACTACTTTCTCGGGCTCCAAAAAATATAGCAGGCTTTTGAATATCATAATATTCATTTAACTCATATTTTTTAAGAAAATTATCTTTAAAAAAATTTATTGAGCGCCCTACATAAGCTTGATCTATTCTCATTTTGATTTATTTAAATATGAGATGGTGATGTTGTTCCTGTTTTATTAAAACCTATTCCAAATACTTTCATTGATTATATACTTTAAATTGAGATAAATCTGGGTAAGGTAATGTTAAATCTTTTTGGTGTTTTTTACTCCCATCTATATTATAAAATTGTCCCATAAGTAGTAATCCACGAGCTGCTAATTCAGGCATCATGTAAAAATTCCACCCTAACATATCTAAATTATCATCGTGATAAGAACATTCACGTCTACCTGAGTAACGGGCACGTTTAAACCAATGGTATGCTTTTAAATCGTCAGTTAAGATAGCCCCACCCTTACTTAATTTAAAATGTTTGTAAGGGCCAGTAAACGAGATACACATATGAGTTTCAGGTTTATACATATCTGCTGTAAATGTTAAGGCAGAATCCCATACATTGGAACCCTCTAACGGATAAGCCCCCGTAATGGTTTCCCCATTAACGGTATTCCATCCTACTTTTAAACCAGCATGAATAATTTCACAAGGAACAGAAGGATAAGTTCTGTTTGGGATAGTAATAGTATCTGTTTTGATACTTTTATTTACGTAATGCTCGTAATATAGAGCTAGAAACAAACCATTAGACATATTGTCTAAGGTTACAGCATACTTAGCACCTGTATAGTCTGCTAGTTTTTGTTCAAATTCTTCTGTAATTTTGTAAATTCCGTTAGCCATTCTTATAATTTTTTATATAATCACTACAAACCCCTAATGTATCTTCATTAGGTTCTCTATTAAACACTTCAGGCATTACTAAAATACCTCGTTTATACAAATGTGTTGACCAAATATACCCACGAGAGGTTAATACTCCAAGGTCATCTTCGTGAGAAAAATAATTTAATTTAGAGCCATTACTATCTAATTCATTTAAATAAGATAAAGCATCCATATTTTTACAATGAATCCATAATTTATTATAGAAATTAGTTAATAAATCAAATGGAAAATCGTATTGAGGTTCATCATGACCCAATTTAAATTTACCATCTACCCACCATACATCAATTTCTACATCATATCCAGCTTGAAGTGCTTCGTAAATGTAGTCTGGGTGGTTTTCACGTTCTTTATTGGGACCATTTAAGTTTCCTCTATGTGATATTAGTTTCATTTTTTAACGTAACGGGTGTTTATATCTAAAATAGTTTCGGGGGAGATGATGGTTGAATATTCTTCTTTAACACCTTCTTTAGTATTAGTCATATTTACTGTGTATTCACCTTCTAAAGGTAATTCATCGTAAATCCAAGTATGAGGTCTTAATGTAACATTTTTACTATAGATAGACTCACCTTTATGATTAACAACTTCAGCAATTACTTCTAATGGGTGGTTATCATCCTCATTCCAATAATACAACCCCATAGTATCTGTTAATTCTTTTCCATTTTTGTTAGGTAAAACTTTACAAATTTTAGGAGTACCTGTCCAACGATTAGTCCAACCTCCTGGGGAGTTAATTAAATCAAATGATGTATTAGGGTATTTCTCTCTAATTTTACCTTCATATTTAATTCCATTAAATTTATGATGTTGTTGTTGATAATAAATTATAGTAGGGATAATATATTCAATCCATTTACCATAATAGTTGATTTTTTCACAGAGTTTCCAAAAATCTTTATCATTTTTAACTAAATCAAAACCTTCAAATAGATTTACAGAATATCCTGAAATATGGATGTCCATAATTCTATGGTGAGGTTTTGCCCAATCTCCTTCTTGGCGTTCTCCATATAATAGAAAGTCTTCGAAAGTTTCTAAGTCCTTAGCAATATCTTTTAATTCAACTTCATCAAATAAAGTATCAGCTTCTACTCTAAATACCCTTTTAAAACCTAAATTTTCAGCTGTTTTTGATGTAGTTAAAAAACTATTATACATATTAGCTACGTGGTCATTGATTCCTACTAGAGGTAACCAATTTTCCATAATACCATAATCACTTTCTACATAGACGTAGGGGCGCTCGTATAATTGTTTATCTAATAATTCTTGTGGTGGGGCACCCACCATGAAGCCTTCTCCATGATAAAAATAATAATCTACTTTATAATCTAATCCCCATGAATAAGGATATTTATTGAGTAAAGCTATTTTGTATGGGAGATTCTTTTGGAGTTGTTCAATCAGATCAAAACATGCCTCAGCACGTTTTTGATCTGAAAGATAACCATCTATAAAGATTACTAAATCTGAATTCATTATTTGTAGTTTTCTAGGTAATAAGTTAAATCCTCAGGAGTACCTAATCCCCACATATTTTCAGCTGGTATCATGTGGTTGTAGATTTGTTTACCGTCTCCAATTGCTTCATTGTATACAGGACAAACATAGAATTCATTATTAACACGAATGTCTTTTTCGATCATTTGTTCAGCGTACTTAACATAATCTGAACCATGTTTCCAATAATATATACCTGCTGTAGCTTGGTCTGAGATTGGGTTTTTTTCTGCTACCTCACTAATAATCCCATTTTTATCTGTTTTAGCAAATGACCATTTTGGGTGTGTAGCAGGAAAACATACGATACCACCATCGTAGTCTTTTTCATTCATTTTATACATGAATTCTGTTGAATCCCAATCAAGGAATTGGTCCGAATTAGATAAAATAAGTGGTGAATTGGTATCAATGATTTCTTTAGCAAGTAACGTGGTACACGCGGCTCCCTCAGTTAATTCATCGACCTCCACGATTTGACAATTAGGTGTGATTAAATTAAGTAAAGTATCGAGATTATATTTTTCTCTATGTTTTTTCTGGACAATATAGATGAAATTTGCTTCCATATTAATCATCTCAGCTACAATTTGGATCATTGGTTTACCCTTAACATCAATTAAAGGTTTTGGGAATGTATAACCTACTTTTTCAAATCTTGAACCAGCACCCGCCATTGGAATTAAGACATTCATCTTTTTATCTTGCCATTTATTCATAATCTTTTTCTTTGTTTTCAGTTTAATATTAATTTTTTCTAAAGTTACATCATTAGAATTATCTACTCTTAATACATCAGCTTTACTGCGTGTTGCTGATAATAATCCTTGTGGGGAATCTTCTATAATTAAAGTCTCTTCAGGTAAACAATTTAACATTGACATTGCTTTCCAATAGATTTCAGGATGTGGTTTAGCATTTTTGACATCATCATTAGTCATGATAACATCTAGATATTCAATAACCCCTACTTTAGCTAATGCTACTAATGCTGTTCTACGAATACAATTAGTACAACAACCTACTAAATAACCTTCTTCTCTAAGAGTTCTAAAAATTTCCCTTATCCTTTCATTAGTAGGAAGTTTTGAAAAATGTTTAATAGTTAAACGTTGTTTTTCATCATAAATTCTTTGATGGTCGGTATATGGTAAACCCTTTTCTTCACTAAGCATATCTAACTTAGTACGAGTTTTTAACCCATCATAGCGAGCAACGTGTTCTGCTTCTGTAATAATGTATTTAGGATCTACTTGAGCAATTGCATCATTTAAAGCTCCGTAATGGACTTCTTTAGTATCAACTATAACTCCATCTAAATCAAATAAAACTAATTTTTTCATAATCTATTTTTTCCATTTATCTTGTTGAACTAACTGAGCAATAATACCATAATTTACGATATCTTGAAAGGTATCAACTATTGTTTCATTATTAGGTACACGACTACTAATAATTAAATTTTTCCAGCGATTAATTTTATCACTTATCCTATACCATAAGCCTGTGAGAGCAAATTCCCTTTCATCTTCAGTAGCAAGGCTAGTGCCAGCAGTAATGTTATGCATACCGTAGTCAAGATGTTTACGGCTAAATAGCTCCAACTGCTCTTCCATGATAGCCATATAGCCAGCATAAATGTGAGGATACTCTTTCTTAACGATTTCTGTAGCTGTAAGGCCATACTTAACTGTCTCTTCTTCTTTGATTTGATTATCTACGGCAGATGGATGTTCTTCCCATCTGTTACCAAATGGGTCTTGTGGATTATAATTAGGGTTTACTTCACTCATTTTATATAACTTGTTTTTTAATCATATACTTATCAATTGCCTCTAATTTATCATCAGCATCAGCCAACATAGCAAGTGCTTCTTCAGCATTTTTATAAAAATCTTCTGTTGAATGATCACCAATTCCTGATGGGTGGTTTTCCAATAAATCTAGGGTTAATAATGCTTTAGCTTTTTCTGCTTCAGCTGATTTACGTAACATTTCTGTTAGATAGCTCATAACTTTGCTTTTTTAATTAACTTTTCGGTTTCGTCTTCTTCGACTCCCATTTTCCAAAGAATACCTCGTATGCCGTGATCTTGTAAGATATCAATATATTCGTCTGCTTCACCTAGACTACATTCTAGATAATCAGCAATATATTCGGCTAGTTCTTGATAATTTCTTTTGTTTTCGTTTTTGACATACTTGAGGTAAACTTTCTTTTTAGGTAACATTTCGCGATAGATAGAATAAATTTGTTTCTTATTTTGTGGATTAATCTTTTGAACATAGTTTGCTACATCAATATAATCCATGTTCATAGATACATATCTATGTATCATGTAAGAATTCCATTTATCCCACGATTCTTGCAAAATTTCTTCGGGGGGTGTTTTATAGAGAGTTATCTCATTTAACCACTCGAAGAGGGTTGTCACCTGCTTCATCTCTTAGCTCTTTTGGTAGTGTATCTTGTAAGATTTCGCCGGTTTCTGGGTTATAGAATACTGGAATAGGCATTAAAGCATCTTCAGCTGTACCCGCTACAAATTTAGAGACTTTACGGATAATAAATCCTTGAGCCCATACTTTTCCATTTTCGTGTTCTACCGACTCTGTGTTTTTAAGGTCGATGTTCATTTGTGGTTGATCCATGTTTATTTATTTAATTATATCCATTTGTTTCTTTTAAAGTAGGCAAACATTCCTC